ATACGCAGGCTCAAGAGGCAAGGAGAGCACGGGCTAGCACGTTTGATGAAAGCGGCATCTTCAAGCTTGGTTCAGCTCGCTTCAAGGTGCAGACGGTATCAAAGGGCTCCACGGATGATGGCGATATGATCGTCACGCTATCTTGCATTGAGGCTGGATATGCACCACCAGTTTCCTATAGCAATCAAAGCCTTGAAGGCACTCAAGAGAGCTTTAGGCAGTCCGTTATTAATTCCGCTAATTATGTAAGCGCTAAAGCTATTCTTGCAGCAATGAAAGCCGCTGACACCAGGCTTGTTGCGGATGGCACTACACGCGTCGATGCCATCGGTCAAGATGGAAGGGCTCGCCCCACCTCGGTTCAACAATATAGAAAAGCAACTATTGCTGAAATTATTGCTAGCGGACAAATACAGGCGGCAAGCTATCAAACCACTCCTGGATATAGAGGGAGCCCTGGCACAACTACATACTTGGGTAATGTAAATGTAAGAGCACTGACAGCTACAGAAATTGGTGCATACAATACACTCACACTATTGGACAGTTCTATTGCCAATTACGACGAAGATAATTATTTCTATACCAAAGCACTTGCTAAGTTTGAAGAAGCATCTTACCAAACTCTTCAGCAGTGTCACATTGTTGACTTAGCAGTCAAAGGGCGAGTAAATAAGCGACTTAGTGGTAGGCAGTCGGAATACGGCTCAGAGCGTCGTGGCGGTTATCCAGTTAGCGATAATGGCATTAAAAATCGGACAAGTTTGTTCCTGATTAAATACAAGGAAGTGGGCAAAGAATTTGCTTATGTTCCTGGAATTTTTGCAATTAGCCGCGCCACCGATAATGACAACTTCATCTACCTTAAATTCAACAGTGGCTTCACTGCCACCTCCGATGCAAAGTTCTGGCAGTTTAAGCTTGAGCCAGTGGCCGATCCATTGGCTGAAATTGCCAAACATCCAGAATTACGGGGTTCAAATGGTCAAGTGTCCTATCTATACATTGAAAACTCAGGCGAACCACAAACATGGGAAAAGTTTCAATTTACTGGGCGATTGATTGGTAGCGCATCAGGCTTTCCCCCATTGAATGAAAACCCAAGCGGCATTAATGAATGGGACTTGTTTAACTTAGACGCTGACACTCAAATCACCTCCACGTTTGATAACGGCCCTGAACTGTCCCTGACTTGCGTGACAGAACAAATTATTCAACCCTTTGCTGATTTTCCAAAACTTTACAATCAACTTAGCCTGATTGGTTTTAATATTTTCTCAGGACGCAACTTGCAAGACCTTCGCAGTTTTACTGCCTATGTCACTCAAGGGCGATGGGTGAAGAGGCTAAGGACTAGCGGAAACGATGAAAACAACACTCAATGGGGCACTGCTGGATACAACTACCTGCCTGCTGCGGAAGATGGTCCAACATGCTTTGCGCCAGATATTTTTTATGATTCCGCTATGGATGACGAAGATGGCATTGGTAAATATGCCAACGGCAATGCTATTAACATTGAGCAATTAGCCAAGTCCAAGTTATTTTGCAAAACCAACAATCTCTATATGGACGGCATTATTGCTGACCCAACGAGTTGGCGGGAATTCTGGGTGGGAGTGGCATCTTATAGCTTGCTTGAATTTGCTCGCATTGGTGGGCAAGAAACCCTTGTACCAGCCGTTCCTTACAATGCTCTTACTGGCGCCATTGATAGAACAGTTAACATTTCAGCCTTGTTTAACCAAGGTAACATCATTGAAGACAGCTACAGGGAAGAGCATCTTGACTATGGCTCCAACGTGCAAGACTTAATCGCCTCCGTCATTTATAGAGACACCGACATCAATGGCATCTTTGCTCGCAATAGAACTGTTGAAATTAGGAGGACAGATGCAATTGAAGCTGATTCCATTTGCCAGACCTTCGATTTATCACAATTTGTAACCAATAGAGAACAAGCCATTCTTTATGGAAAGCTGCTATGCAACACTCGCCATTGGGTGAGAAGGGCTGTTGAGTTCCGCACCTTCCCCACTCAGGATCCATTGTCCCCTGGTGCCTACATCTATGTGGACATCGGACAGAACCAATGGGATGGCATTCGCACTGGCATGATCAGTGCTGGTGGTGCTCTTAACATGCCCCTCGATAACTCACTGCCGACTGGCACCTATAACTTCCTCCTCTATCAAAGTGGATCTGGCGTGCTAGCGCAATCTGCCTATGTGCAAGATGGCATTGCTGCAACTCTGGCTTCAGAGGAAGGCAAGCTTTTTGTGCTTGGTACTGTTGTTAAAACCAAGCGAGTATTTAGGGTGGCAGAAGTGAATATGGACGAAGAAGGTGAAGTGACAGTACGCGCCACGGAATATCCATGCACAGCAGAAGGGCTTTCTCAAATTGCAAATTTTGATGCAAGTTTGTTTGATGTTCGCTAAGATGAAATCATTGCAGCGTTAGCCAACATGGGATTTTATACTGGCCGCACTGGATCTCTGTCTATTGCAGGCGGGCTTCCCGTAGCGAAGATCAAAGATTGGTCGTTGGATACAACAGTGGAATTGCTTTCCACTAATGACATCAGCAGTGCCGTCAATACCTTCACTCCCGGCGTCAAGGGCGCCACTGGCAGCGCCACCCTGCTGTATTACCGCCTAGAGAGTGGAGAGTCTGGTTCCTACCAGCAGTTTACTGCAATGCTTGGTAAAGTAATGAAGACTGGCCCTGTTGTGGATGCGGATCGCGTGTCTCTTGAGCTTAACGTTGGTGGCGGCACCTCAGACGACATTAAATTCTTTGCCTACATTACTAATGCCACCGTAGGAGTGAGCACTGGTGAGCTGTCCACTGTGCAAATTCAATTTACGATGGATGGGGACTTCACTGAAATCATTACTGCATGACCTATTTTATTGGCCACTACGGAAAAATAAAGCTAAAACGAAAAAGTCAAACGGCATTTACGAGCAGTGTCAACCCGGACGACGTTAATACCACGCTGAATCGCTTTGGCTTTGATGGTTCACTAGAAAACCTGCTCACTGGTGATCAATTGGTTATTACAACCGATGATTCCCGTGGGCTTGATTTTATGCCATCTTCAACGTGGCCAAATGGAGGAGGGGCCACGCTAAATGAAATTGTGCTCTATTCCAATATCAATGCGATGGGCGGCATTCGTTTTTTTAGCACTTTTTCAGATGCTATTAACAATGCAAGGGCAAATGAATATCCCTTGGAAGCCTTCACTGGCGCCCCCATTGAAATTAGTGTGAGGATTCTTGGTAGCATTGAGCGAGTATTAGGTGATGTAAATGGTTTTTCATTTAACACTGACAGGGAAAGCATCGAAACTACCGCTTTAAGTGACAAGTTTAAGCGCATGCACTCTGCTGGCTTAATCAGTGGCGGCGGCAGTATTGATTGTTTGTTTGGTACTGCCACTGGTAGCCAAACGGAAAATAGTTTGCTTATGCTGCAATTGATTAATCGCGTGGATCTTGGCAGTGAATTCTCATGCTTCCTGCAATTGGTTGATAATAGCACCACGCTTTACTCAACGGCAAAGAACATCTATTATGAGTTTGATGCCGTCAGTACTAAGTCTGGCGTGGAAGTGAGGGCTGATGCTCTCATTTCTTGCGCCATTGATTTTGTCACCACTGGAGAAATCAAGCTCCTCATTGGCGAGCCTTCTGGCTACATCCTGAAAGAAGACACTGACAAGGTGTTGAAGGAAAACCTAGATGGCTTGTTAACTGAAGTGACAGACTAGAATGAATCAACCTGGAGATTAGTAAATGGCCGACCAGCGGATTACGCAGCTAACAGCACTTACTGCAAGTGGCGTGGCAGATATTGACTTGCTGCCCATTGTAGACATTAGCGCAAGTGAAACAAAGAAAGTCACAGCAAAAGATTTGATTGCTGCTGGTGTTGCCCTGATCAACTCTAGCACAATTGACATTGCAAAAATCAATCAAGCTAGCGCCACTAAGCTTGGCACCACTAGCTTGGCAGATGATGCCATTACAGCGGCAAAACTTGCTGATGATAGTAGTGTCTCCACTGCTTCTACTGTCCCGTCTAGTGATAATTTT